GTGCGTGTATGTGTGTACACGTGTAAAGAAACGCAGATGTGCGTATATATGTATGTATGTGCTTTGTGTGTTGTGTATTTTTTGCTAAGTGGGATTTTTCAGTAGCTTGCTTTTTTTGTTTGATGTTGTATAGTATACTTTGTGTATTTTTTAATTTTTTTTTAATAGGAGGTAGTGGTTATGGGTAAGAAGAGAAATAGAAGTAAGAGGCGTGTGGTTCAGGAACTTGAGCCTTTTAGGTTGACCAGTAAGAAGATGAAGAGGTTCGTTTATTTTTATGTTGAGGGTGATTGTACTAAGGGGGTTGACTGTCTTCGCAAGGCTGGGTATGCTGATGGGTACTGCAATACTGGGAACTTGAACAATTTGTTGCAGGATGCTAGAGTCAGTTTAATGATCAAAAAAGCTAAATGCTTGGCTGAGGAAGAGGAGTTGAGAAAGAGGGTTATGACTCCATTACAACGTAAGGTTGCACTTAGTGACATTGCTAGGGCTGATCTTAGTGATTATGTTACTATGGATGGACACGGAGGTTTGGATATTGAGTTTGATGGTAAGAGTAAGAATAGACAAGCAGTAAGTTCCATTAAGATTACTGAAACTCCAGATAGGAACGGAGATATTATTACTGGTAAGGAGATTAAACTTAGAGATCCTATGAAAGCTATTGATGTTCTTAATAAAATGGATGGTTTGTATCAGACTAACGTTAATGTTAGAGGGGATGTAAATATCCAATTCGGAGAGGACGACGAAGGGCTGTAGTGCTTTTATATGTAATATAAAAGGGAAGTTAAATTTTTTAGCAGGAGAAAATTAGTATGAGTGGACTTAGGTTGATGCAGGCCCCTCCTACTACTAAAAGTATAATAAAGACAGATAAGCAGGCAGAGGCAGTTGGGTTGATGAGTTCTCTTGCTATGTACATTATGCTTTTTGGTGGGAGTAGGAGTGGAAAGACGTTTATTGGTTGTTATGCGATTGTTGTAAGAGCCCTTAAATGTGCTGATAGTAGACATTGTATTCTTAGATTTAGATTTAACCATTGTAAAACTTCCATAGGAATGGATACTATGCCTAAAGTTTTAAAGCTTTTGGGAATAGAAGGACAGGTTAAATTAGATAAGCAGGATTGGTTTTGGACTTTTCCAAATGGAAGTGAGATTTGGTTAGGTGGGTTGGACGACAAAGAAAGAGCTGAGAAGATACTTGGTAAAGAATATGTTACTATGTACTTTAATGAGGCTTCTCAGTTGAGTTATCCAGCGTATAAATTAGCACTTACACGTCTTGCTCAGAAGTGTTCGTTGGCTTTGAAGTGTTATTTAGACTGCAATCCTCCGAGTAAGAAGCATTGGACTTATATTGTATTTATTAAAAAACGAGATCCTTCAGAGAATACTCCATTAAATAAACCAGAACTTTACACTTCTTTGTTGATGAATCCAGACGATAACAAGGCTAACATTGGAGAAAACTACATTGAAGACGTTCTTATGTCTCTTTCTAAGAAGGAACAATTACGTTTTTTGAAAGGTATGTTTAGTGATGATAATGAAGGTGCTTTGTGGAGTAGTAGAATAATAAATGAATTTAGGGTAGATGTGCCTCCTTTACTTAAAAGAATAGTAGTAGCGATAGACCCTGCAGTTACTAACAATCCTGACAGTGATGCAACTGGTATTATTGTAGGAGGTATCAGCTTTGATGATGAAGTTTACATACTGGATGACAGAACTCTAAAAGGAAGTCCATTGGCGTGGGCTAAAGCAGGGGTTCTTGCTATGGATGATTGGGAAGGTGATAGAGCAGTTGGAGAGGTTAATAATGGTGGGGATTTAGTAGAAGTTAATCTAAGAACTGTAGATAAACACATTGCATATAAAGCGGTAAGAGCTAGTAGAGGAAAAGTAACAAGAGCTGAACCAGTTGCCGCAATGTCTGAGAAAGGTACTTTGCATATGGTAGGAGTACATCCAGAGCTAGAGCTGGAGCTGACAGACTGGGTTCCTGATAGTGGAGATCCTAGTCCAAATAGACTTGATGCAATGGTGTGGTGTGTGTACGAATTGGTGGGCGGATTTAGCAAGCGGGCAGGTGTGTGGTAGTTTTTAGTTTGTAAAGCTTAATTTTTGCTTATTTTTAAGCGTATACAAAGCAAATTGCGGGTATATGTGTGTATAAGTATACATTTAGTTTAAATTAGTGTTAAACAGCTTTTTTTGTACGTGCAACTTTTTTGTTGCACATAGCATTTAATTTAATTTTTTTGTTGTTTTGCATTGCGTTTATTTGTGTGTGTTGTACATTAGTATTTTGCAGGGTTTAGTAGCAGAGCTTTGCAGAAGTTGTAAATTTGAAAGTATCCCGCGCGTGATTGTTTTGTATTTTTATTCGATTCTATTTAAAGCATAGAATTGAGGAGTTGGATTTTGCACGGGGAATCCTACGCTACCTCCTCAATTCTATGCTTTTTTATTTTAAGGAGAAAGTAATGCCTAGACGCAGAAAGAAAGAAACAAGCAACCGCACTAAAAAAGAAACAGTTCCTTTTACAATGATCACAAACCAATGCATCAACGACAAAAACATATCAATGAAAGAATTAGGAATATACACATTTATGTTTTCTAAACCACAAGGCTGGGTTTTTACAATTAAAAGTATGGCAAAACAAATTAAGGATGGACAAGCCGCATTGTTTAGTGGTTTGAGTAATTTAAAGAAGCATGGGTGGGTAAGTTACACTAAACATAAAGATGGAAGTGGTGTTTATACACTAAACACAAATCCTGTAAAACCCAAAACACGAAAACCCAAATTAGGGTTTCCCAAACGTATTAGTAATACAGATAGTAGTAATAAAGATATAAACACTAAAGATAATTACACGCTAACTGACGTTAGGCGTGAAACAACATTAAAAAATAAAACTTCCAATAAATCTAAATTGGATAAATCTCCAAATAAAAAGAATAAACCTTCCATTAATTTTAAATCTGTAGATTTCCAAGAAATAGAGAAGACCCCAGATGAATACTTAGACCAGTGGCTTGCCTCAGGAGCTCCCTTCCAGAACAAAATAGGACGCGAAACAGGACTTTACTGCCCAGGACATAATATGGATAATATAGATCACGATGTTGTTATAGAGGCTATGTTGTATTCGCATAAACAGTTCTTTTACAAGCAACGTAAAAAAACGTATGTAGCTGAATGGAATAAACTCCCACTACAGACCAAACAGGAAATACTAACCGATTATTGCAATGACAAAGGAATGACAGGACCAGAAGTTGACTATTTAACAGATACTTGCGTTTGTTTATTAATGGCTTTTCACTACAACACTGAATACGAGGAAATGAATTAATTTTGAATATTTAAAAAGAAATTTGCAATTACCTGCATTTTGTTGTATATTAAAAAACGATGCATCGTAACTTTCTTTTTAAATTGGAGAAATTAAATGAGTGAAAAAATAGTAACTGTCTTAAACGAAGCGGAAAGCAAAGAGGCTATTGTAGAAGAAGCAATAAAGAACTTTAAGCTGGCAGAAAATAGTATAATGACAGAAAGGATGAAGTTGACCAAGGCACTAGGTACAACTTTTAATGGTAAGCGTGACATTTACGCAGAGTGTGGTTATGAAAAAGTTTTAGGTTGGAGCTATTACTATGATAAGTTCGACAGAAATTCTGTTGCAAGTGCTATTGTAAAAGCTTTTCCCGAATCCACGTGGGCACAATATCCTTGTGTGTATGAAGATGAAACTTTACAAGAAACAAAATTCGAAAAGCAGTGGAAGAAGCTTTGTAAAAAGACCAAACTATTTGCAAAGTTGGTAAGAGCAGATATAATGGCAGGAATAGACCAGTACTCTGTTATTGTATTAGGGTTTGACGACAGCAACGCAAGTACTCCTGAAAAGCCTGTCACAAAAGCTTCCAACCTTTTATATATGAAACCAGTACTACAATGCAATGCAGATATTACAAAATATGTTTCTGACACAACAGATGAAAAATTTGGAACTCCTGAAACATACAGCATTACTTTTGCTAACTCCGATAATACTGCATCAAGACAAGTAACATACCACACATCAAGAATTTTTCATATTGCTGACAATGTTTTAGACAACTGCTTCTTAGGCACATCACGACTTAAGAAAATATTCAACAGATTACAAGATCTGGAAACCATTATGGGAGCGAGTTCCGAGATGGTATGGAAGCAGTCTTTTCCTGGTATTAATTTTAAAGCTGATGCTGATGCTGACTTGAGCCAGAGTAAAGAGGAACTTTCAGAAGAAATAGAAAACTTTATGCACGGGCTTTCACGTTATATGAAGTTGCAGGGTATTTCTGCAGAAGAGATAAAAGGAGTTATACAAGACCCTACTCCTATTATAGATTGTGTCCTTAAACTTATTGCCACAGAATCAAAAATACCAGTTAGGATACTCACAGGTAGTGAAGAAGCTAAACTTGCATCAAGCACGGACAAACAAAACTATCAAGATCGAGTAACACAAAGGAGAGAGCATTTTGCTAAACCATTTATACTTGAACCTTTAGTGGATTTGCTTATAGAGTACGGTGTGCTTCCTGAGGTAGAGTACAAAACTAAATGGAATGACGTTTATGCACTATCCAAAAGGGATAGAGTAGACATTGCAGAAAGAATAACTAAAGCTCTTGCCAACTACGCTAAGACTCCTGGGTTAGATATGATGATGAGTCCTAAATTTTACTTAACACAAGTTTTAGATTTTTCTTTAGAACAGGTGGAGCAGTTAGAACTAGCAGAGTATGAGAGCTATGTAGAAGAAGAGCGTGAGATGATTTTAGCTGAGAAGGAAGCTCTTATCTCTCAGAAGGAAAGTAAGATTTATGTAGAAGGTGAGGACAATAATGCGAATCCTGAGGATAGAGATAGAACACTAGACAAAAAGGATTAATTATGTGCTTGAAATGCAATGCCAGGAAAATAGATCCTACACGGACAAAAACACTCCGTGATAAGTTTGCATCAGAAGCCTCAGGAAGAATAGCAAAGGTTGGTGTAAAAATAAAACCTTGGCTTTTAGCAAAGTATCACAGTTTTCAGACTAATGTAACTAAATATGCCTTTCCTATAGTTGCTTCTGTACTAACTGATTTTGATGATTGGTTACATATAGAGATGCAAGAAGAGTTTATACAAGAAACTGGACCTCGTTACTTTGTAGGAGGTGTAAATCCTCATTGGTCTGATAAATATGTTAATACGACATACAAAAAAGCAAGAGTTCAGGCTCTTCTTAAGTTAGGGTTTAGTGCTGAGATTATAGATGCTTTTTTTCTCCCTGTAAAGGAAGAGAAGGTACGTTTAATGTACTCTAGAGTATTTAGCGAGCTGACAGACTGGGTTCCTGATAGTGGAGATCCTAGTCCAAATAGACTTGATGCAATGGTGTGGTGTGTGTACGAATTGGT